TTTACATTCAAACCTTTGCAACTTGAAATTCTCACAGATTCAAGGCAATAACCTTGAGTTGGCAGATAATAATATGCCAAACGCACAGGAGCAAGCAGCATTCATTGCAAAAAGAAATCGCAGTGGTGATAATTTAAAATCAGTGTGGAGCAAATGTGCCAGAGACTGGAGCATTTTCGAGGCTGCTACGATACAGGTAATCTTCAATAGAGAAGGACGCATCAGCGAAATCTACCATGTCCCTGTTGACTCAGTACGCATGTCAGCACCAAACAACTATAACCAGATTGACTGGTATTATGTAAGTCAGTATTGGGCAGACATAAGCAACATGCGTTACAAGAAGAAGACTGCAGCAAACAGCGCAGTCAGAGTGAGAGCATTCTCACCACAGGACTACAAAGAATACCCTGTACAAATGCTTTACATTTCAAGATATAACCCAACGACTTACTACAGTGTAGTGAGTTATGCTTCATCGATTGGCTGGATACTTCTCGATAATTATATTGTCAATTTTAATTTGGACAATATAAAAAGTAATTATTTTATCTCTGGTATGTTAACCATGCAGGGAAACCCATCATCAGAGGAAATGGCAGCATTCATTTCAGATTTCAAAGCACTTTATCAACAAGGTACAGGCAGTCCCAGCGAGACAAAAGAAAAATTAATATTTTCGTGGGTTGATGATGTCAAAAATCAAGCACCACAATTTACGCCATTTCAGTCAAAAGAATATGACTTCACAAAACTTTTGGAAAAGGTGGAGAGTCGTATCATTTCTGGACACAACGCTTTCCCAGAGATTTGTGGACTTAGCACGAAGACAGCAGATTTGGGTGGACAAGGAAACGCACTTTTCGTTGGCTTACAGGCATTCACGCAACTTGTAACTGAGCCTATGAAGCAGACATTGCTTGATGGTTTCAATTATGTATTAGATGTCAATGGTTTTGAAAATAATTTGACATGTGTTACAGACATTATTCGTACCACTCAGCCAGAGCCACAGCCAGATGACTTAACTTTGGAAGAAAGAAGAAAATTAATCTACAACTTGGAGACTGAGAAGGAAGCACAAACAGAAAATAAAACTGAAGATATAACAGAAAAGTAATATGGAAACAATTAATCTAATATCAGTTGATGATTTAAAACAAATAACCAGCATCAGTGACAATGTAGATGTAAAGGCTATTGAGCCATTCATTCACAATGCCCAGATGCATTATCTTCGTGAGTTGGTTGGTGATGCCATGTACAATGACATGGTTGCAAACAAGGCTTCTGGTGGGACTAAATATGAAACATTGATACAGGAATATGTACTTTTCATGTTGGGGTATTGGGCATGGCATGATTACACACCCTTTGCACATATCAAGTTTCAGAAAAAAGGATTGGTTAAGCAAACAGCAGACGACTCTACATCAGCAGATATGGATGAAGTATCAATGATATTGAAGCGTATTGAGAGTATGGCTGTGTATTATACCCAGCGTATGAAAGACGAATTGGATAAAGGTGCTTACCCATTGTACAGACAAAATGGTTGTGCTGATACATATCAAACACAAGGTAGTGGTATCTTCTTGAAATTTGGTAATGCAAAAACAAGGACTAACTATAATCCACAAAGTGGGAATTATATTTAACCCTTGAGTTTTCTTAATTCAAAATCATTATCTTTTGAGATAAGAATATCAATTAATTTGGAAGCAGATTTTTTACTTAATCTGCTTTTACCATTTTTAACTAAAGTATCTAACTCTTGGTTTCGTTTAGCACGAAACAATAAGTCTTTTATGTATTGGTATTGTTTTAAAGTACATTGAATATTTTCATTCAATTCTTGACTTTCAATTACAATTAATTTCATATTGGGTATTATTTAAATTAAAATGGAAAATATTTACTTAATTCTTCTTCATTCATTTCATTAAATGGCTTTGGGGGTAGTATGGTTTTGTTTTCTTCATTTGTTGATTGTGGGGGGGTAGTTATACCCCCACAATCTATATCTTTATATATAGCGTCACAACTATTAGCGTCACTACTTTCGTTATTTATATTATCATATATAGCGTCACTACTTTCGTTATTTATATTATCATATATAGCGTCACTACTTTCGTTATTTATATTATCATATATAGCGTCAGTACTACCATTATTTATATTATCATATATAGCGTCAGTACTCTCATCCAAATAATCTGGTAATTCATATATATGCCAACTCATAGTTTTATTTACTTTCTTACCAGTCTTCACACTACCAACACAAACAGAAGTCATATAGCCATATTTAACCAGATTGCTTACTGCTCTGTCAACAGTGCTTTCAGATACATTGAATTGTTTTGCTATCTGTGGTATGGTTGGTGTGTATTTCTTTTCTGTACAGCCAAGCAAATGCTGTAAGAGTATCTTTGCCATTGGTGTCAGTCGCTTATCGTAAAAAGCACGATTGGTTAGTATTCTGAATGGGTGCTTCTTATTATGTACCACTCTTTTTTTAATTAAAATCTTTATCATATTTTTTAATTAAAATCTTTATCATAATGCCATTTATTATTTTGGGTGCAATATACAACAAAGAAATGACATAAAGAAGACTTTTAACATAATTTTTTTTTAAAAAGACTTGCATATGATTTTTATTATACTTATCTTTGTGTCATAAAACTTAAAAATATGGCAAATACAGGAAGAAAAAAAATGAAACCAGAAGAGCGCAAAGTCAATTTGTGCACGACAGTGACTCCAGAGATATATGAAGACATTGTTACAATCAGCGAAAAGAGAGTGGTAAGCATAGCACGCATTGTTGAAGCATGCTTAACCACAAGTAAGACTCTTAACGATTTAAAGAATGATATGATATGAGTCGCAGCAGAGAATTATTCATGCAGCAAAGGGAGATGTCGTCACTCGGTGACGACAGCGACATTGAGTACTTTGAGTGGATGTCAAACAAGGCTTGGCAAGAGTACCTCGAAAAAGAGAGAGAAGCGATAGAGAAAAAATATCGTGATGCACCAGCGACAGTAGCATTGAAATGGGGAGAATTTTTAATTAAACATACTATACGATGAAAACGATTCAAGAATTAGAAAAGATTATTCAAGAGGAAGAAAAAAAAGTAGAGGAAGAAGGTGGGTTAATGGAATTCAGCATGCATAACTTACTATATGAAGAATTAAAAAGCCAGAATGACACAGCACTTAATATGTGGCTTGACATTATGGTAGACTATTGTAACAATTGGGATGAAAGATTTGAATTCTTTTATGATATGATGTATGCAATGGTTGAAGATGGTTATAAGCCAACATGTAATTTATTCGCATATCATCTTGCTGATACAATTAGAGATAATGGTAAAATAAAATATATACCATCAGATGAAAACGAAATGAATGAAGTGCTTGACATATATGGTAGATATGAGAAAATGTCTAATGACATAAACAAAGAAATGTTTGAAAAGTATGGTGTGATTTGGGATAGTCTCACTGTTGATGAAAGAATGTATTATATGATGAAAAGTATTCAAGATAGCGATGATAAGTTATGATAATAAACGAAAAATTTAAATTAGAAATAGACGCACTCACACCTGAAGAGTACGCAAACCTTGAAGCATCATTACTTGCTGATGGCTGCAGAGACGCACTCATTACTTGGAATGACACACTTGTCGATGGGCATAACAGGTACGAAATATGTACGAAACATAATATACCATATTCAACGGTTGAAAAGGAATTTGCTGATGAAAACGAAGTGCTTATATTCATTACCAAAAACCAATTGTCACGCAGAAATCTCAATGACTACCAGAAAGTAAAACTTGGACTGAGACTTGAAAAATATTATGCAGAAGAAGCAAAGAAAAGAATGCTTGCTGGTAAAAGCAACCCTGTGGCAATATTGCCACAGGGTTCTAAAGTAACAAAGACAAGAGATAAGATTGCCAAAGATTCTGGAGTTGGTAGTCGTACTGTATCTAAAGTAAAAAAAATTGAAGAGAAAGCACCAGCAGAAATCAAACAAAAACTTAATGCTGGTACGCTTACAATTGAGAAAGCATATAAAACGATTGTAGCGACAGAAAAGAAAGATACAAGAAAAGCATTGGCAGAAGAAGCAAAGTCTCTTACAATCAGTATTGATTTACGACATGGTGATTTTAAGACTGTACTTGCAGACATACCAGATGGTAGTATTAATGTGATAGTGACAGACCCCCCATACCCATATGAGTATATTCAATGCTGGAGTGACTTGGCAGAATTCGCAAAGAAAAAATTAAAGCCAAATGGATTTTGCATAGCATATTCTGGGCAGTTTTATTTACCAGAAGTCATGAAGAGAATGGGTGAGCATTTAGACTACTACTGGACATTCTGCTTGCATCACACAGGACAAGGTAGCCAGATAGTTAATGGTAAAAATTTAATGTGTCGGTGGAAACCAATACTTATTTATCAGAATGGCAAGAAAAAAATCAGCAATACCATTCAAGATTATATTGCCTCTGGTGGTGCAGAAAAAGATGGGCATGACTGGCAGCAGAGTCAAGATGGTGTAAGCGACTTGATAAGATATTTCACAAACCCAAATGACTTGGTTGTTGATACTTTCGCTGGCAGTGCGACAACACTCATTGCAGCGCATAAGTTAAATAGACGATGCATTGGTGCTGAGATTGACGAAGAGAGTTACAATATAGCGAAATCAATAATAAATAAAAATGAGTAGGCAAAGAAATAACACGAGCACAAACACGCCATTCTCAAATTATCTATATAATTTCAATGGCAGTACTAAAGTGGTTATGACAATACATAATCTCGATTATATGATAGTGAATTATCAGTTGAAAAAGATAATGCTTATAGAAGAAAAGCGATTTAATTCTGAATTAACATATCCACAGGTAGAAGCATTCAAAATTATTAATGGCTTTATGTCAACTGGTAATTTTGATGGCTATGAGTATTGTGGATTTCATCAGTTGATATTTGAAAATACATTGCCAACTGATGGCAAGATGACTTGGGATAATGTACCAATTGATGAAGAAAAATTAACTGAGATTTTAGATTTCAAAGCAAACAAAGTATGGTACGAAACATTACCAAAATTTAGAAAGTTATGATACAATTTGAAACAATAGATGGCAGACACGAGACATGGTACGATGCTTCTGATGTCAGCAAGACACTGATGCTGAAAGATGCCAATGGGAAATATCTCGGCAGAAACAAGTTTCTGCAGTACTGTCGCCACAATGGTATGATAATGAAAGACAGCAATCAACCCAAACAGATTATG